GGTATCTCTGTAGGCAAGATCTTCGGATTCCGCAAGCCCAAGTACAACAGTGATATCACTGGTAATGTACAGGACTTCGGTGTTATCTGCTTAGACACTGCACAGTAAGTAAGACTACACCCTCTCCTCCTTCGGGGGGAGAGGTTTCTTTTATATAGGAACTAATCATGAAGATTGTAAGTGAAAATGAATTACGCGTTACCACAATGGCTGGAGCAGCTATCGTATTCCAAGCGGGCGAGCCAATAACAGTTGCAGACGAGATTGGCTTATTAGCGATACAGATGGGCGCAAAAGAATATAACAAAAAGTATGTTGAAGAAGCGAACGCTGAAGAAGCAGTTTTCGATGAAGTATTAGAAGTTAAAACTATTGATGCGAACCTTGTGACCATTCTTGAAAAAATGATGGACGAAGGTGAGCCAAAGAATTTTAAAGCTGATGGTTACCCAAAAGCCGCAGCAGTAAATAAAGAAATGGGTGTCACAGTCGACACTGATGAACGCGAAGCAGCTTGGGAATCCATCCTTAACTCGTAGGTATAGATAATGTCTGTAACGGTACAAAGTGTAATTGATAGAGTGCAAACAGTTTTGCAAGACACTACTGGTGTGCGCTGGCCGGTAGTCGGCGAGCTTGTCTTATGGGTAAATGACGCTCAACGCGAAATAGCCCTGCTGAAACCAGATTCAAGCGCCACTAACACTACTATTACCTTAGCTACTGGGACGAAGCAGGACATCCCTGCCGCAGGAAATCGGTTATTAAAAGTTGTCAGAAATATGTCGGCGGCCAGTGGTGGAACGGGTAAACGCGCTGTAAGACTTGTTGACCGAGAAGTACTCGATGGACAGACTCCAGATTGGCATGACCCGACTGTTTCAGGTGATGCCGCGCACACTACTGTTGTTAAGCACTATACATACGATGAATCAAATCCTCGTAATTTTTATGTATATCCTGGCGTTGCTGGCAATGCGTACTTAGAGATTATTTTCTCTTCCAACCCAACAAGTGTCGCACAAAACGGCTCCCTATCTATCCCTGATATTTTTGCTAACGCAATTTTAAACTACGTTCTATACATGGCTTATATGAAAGACGCCGAGTATGCAGGGAACGCCCAACGGGCCGGTAGCCACTTTCAACTATTTACCACTTCCGTAACTGGAAAAGGGCAGATAGACGCAATCACAAATCCTAATATAGAACGTCGAGCGCAAGTAGGAGCATAACGAATGGCGATTTCTTATGAAGCGCTACTCCCTGACATACTCCCGATGGTTTCTGGCTGTTCGGATACGCTGATCACAAACAGTATTAGGTCAGCAGTAGTAGAGCTGTGTGAAAGGGCAGGCGTGTATCAAACTGAGCTAGACCCTGTAACAACTGTATCTAAGCTCTACGAGTATGACCTAGAACCACCAACGGGTACGTCGGTTCAGAAGATATTGTGGGTGACTCATTCAGGCAAAGATTTAGAACCCACTACAAGCGCATTACTCGAACAACGTCTACCCAAGTGGCGCGAAAATACGGGTGTGCCATTATATTTTATCCAGCAAAGCCCAAGCCTATTTTGGTTAGTACCTACCCCATCAGGAACTATTGTTAGCAGCACTATAGTTCGAGCAGTTTTGAAGCCTACTCATACGAGCAGTGCGTGCGATGACGGCATTATGAATGACTACCGTGACACTATTATAAATGGTGCATTATTTCGCCTTCTAAGAATACCAAACAAAGACTGGACTGATTTGCAGGGCGCACAAATTTACGGATCTCTATTCCAAGAAGGGGTAGTTGACGCGGAGCGTAGAGCACGTAGCGCAGATACCGGAGTACGAAGGAGTGTTAGATATGGTGGATTTAGCCGAGCATTTAAGACCAGGCGTCGATACGGTAACGGAGGGTAGTGACCCTGTAGTTGCAGACATTAGCTGCAATTTTCATTGGGTTAGACCTGCGGTGCAGGAGATCCTAGACGCGAATCCTCAGCTGACATACGCAACCGGCGATATACACGCCGCGTGTGAGCAAGGGGTAGCAACTTTATGGACTACGTCAGAAGGTTTCGTAGTAACAACGGGCGAAACAGATTTGTTTACCGGCGAGCGAACAATGCTTATTTGGCTAGCGTGGGCAAAGGAGCGCGGAACGAATCTTGTAGATAAACACCAAGATTTTTTTATAGCACAAGCCAAAGGCGGTGGGTTTGTGAAGCTAGAAACACGGTCTGCTGTACCTGAGCTTAGAGAGTATTTTTTAGAGCAAGGCTGGCAGATAGACACAATAGTTTATACGAGAGACGTGTAATGGGTAGTAAACCAAAGAAGAGTGAGTACAAACCCTCAGCGGCCGAAAAGGCGTCTGCGTCTGTGGCCAAGGCAGAGAACGATTACTTTAAACGGACCTACGATCCACTATTGCAGAAGATGCGCGACGAATCACTTGATGATCGAGTAGATGAAACTCTTCGGGGGCGTGCTAACGCAGACACATTGCAAGGGCTTGCTGGAAAGGCTAGCTACGACAGGGCGTCATCAGGCGCAGGTGGCGGAGACTTGGCTCAAGCATACCAAGCTCAACTTGCCCAGGCCGACGAAGCTGCATCTGATATAAGAAACAAAAAACAGCTCAATGTTTTAGGAATCGCGAGGGACCAAGCAGCAGATAGCCAGTCGGGCATGGCGGCCGCAGCAAATATGGGTGCATCGGAAGTGCTCACTAAGGCTGCGGCAAAACAAAAAGTACGAGAGGCGAAGACGGGCGCACTAGGACAAATGTCTACGGCTTTGATTATGCAGGGTGCTAAGAATATGAAGTCCAAAGGTAACAAGGACAAGCTGGATTCAAAAGGTAATACTTACATTGATAAGGCTACTAACGAAAACGCGACTGAGGAAGTGTCAGGAGGTTTCTTCAGCCCTGTCGATAAATCGGGGAACAGCATTACTGGGTTCAAGGATCGATTGAGATCTACTAACTCGTTTGGGTACGACAACAACCCGTTTGGGAATTAATTATGAGTTTATATGGCGGAGTTTACGGCGGAGTTTACGGCGGAAGAGCAATGACTGGCGCAGGTCAGGGTGGTGATTATGTGAGTACTTTACCAACAGTGACTGATCCAGATAAAACCTACGCGAAAATGACGCGCGATGACTATAACGACTACATAAAAAACTATCGCGGCTTCGAAGAGGATCTAATAGAGCGAGCACAGAACGATACTTCTCTAATTGATCAGGCAAGAACTAATACCACTGATGCGCAGGGGCTTATGTCTGGTGTAGCCCAACGTAACTCAGAGCGGTATGGAGTTGAGTTGACGCCAGCTCAACGGCAAGAGCAAGCAAGGAGTTTGACGCGCGCAAATACTCTTGGTGGCGCGCAATCTGTAAACGACGCACGCGTCGCTCAAGCAGAACAGAATCAGGGTGTTATAGCGGATCTTGTGAATATAGGGCAGGGCGTAAACAGATCGTCTCTAAGCCAGATGCAGGGGGCAGCGCAAAGCGCGACCCAACGCAACAATGCTTATAAGTCCGCTAAAGCGGCGTCTAAAGCTCAAACATATAGCACGCTTGGCTCTTTAGGGTCCGCAGCTATTTTCGCATTCGCACTATAGGTATATTGATATGGGATTTTTACAAGGTGCGCAAGCAGCCTTAGGTACAAGTCAGGCTATTGCTAGCCAAGATTTAGCCCGTCGCAATCAGAATGCGCAGCTCGGATTGATGCGCGAACAGCAGGATATCGCCAATACAACGGCCGATGTGGAAAACGACCAGCGCGAGGGGAAACAGAACTTTAGCGACATCTTCTTGGCGTCAGGAAAAGTAGATTTGGTTCAGGACTGGAACGCGTTACAAGGAACACATCCTGAATTACTTGAGCGTATGTCTGATAGCCGCCCTGAATATCAAACCTTTACAGACGAGAGCGGCAAGATTCAACAGGCCCAGTTTCATGCCTACGTCCCCGCCCCAAACCCAGATGATGGCTATATTGTGCAACTTAGGCGCATGGATACGGGAGACATCGTACCGTTGACTGAAGGTAAATCAGCGGCAGCGGGTGACGGCCCCCGCATAATTAGTAAAGAAGAGTTCGCCCAAAACATAGAAAAACGTTGGCAGGCGGGCATTAGCAAAGATTATCTTGTAGGCAGCGCGGGTGCTTTACTCGTAGGTGAGAGCAACCTAGGGGCTGTGCAGAATCAGCAGCAGCTTACAGACATGACAGAAGCGATTTTAGATAAGGCTGCGACAACTAAACTAGCTAATGACCCCGCCGCGATGGCAGAATTTTACGCTAGGGTTACTGAAACTAATGACCTCAATGTTTTAAAAGAACTGTTCACGAAAATTGGTGGAGACACTGACGCCTTGCTCGAACGTGCAACCGCCAAAGCTACCGATCTTTGGACTAAAAGCAGAGCAGAAAACAAAAGCGCAGGAGAAGAAGGTTCAATTGAATTACTACTTGCAGATAAAGGCATTACTAAAGAGAAGTGGGAAGGGTATGACAAAGAGACCCGAAGAAAAGTAATCGAGCGGCTTGACCTAGCTCAGATGGTCGATTACACGACAGATGTAACTGGGGGGAAACTGTTGGCTTTCGCTGAAGACTTAATAAGTATGCCTTACGACTTCCTTATCAACGATCTAAACGCTATGAAAGAAAGCGGAGTTGGCCGAGCGCTAGGTTTTTCTGATATCGACGCGCCTGCAACCCCACGTCGGGAATATGATTCTGCGCAGCAAGAGAACGACGCAGCGGCGATGAGAAAGCAGGCATATGTTACAGAGCGTCGCGTAGATGCTGCATTTGCAACTATGCCGCCCGCTGCTCTTACCGCAGAGAACGTGCGCAAAGCCATTATGGATGGTACGCAAAAACCAACTCAGGAGCAGTTGACTGAGATTCACAACCTTCTTGGTCATAACCAGATAAAGACTGATGCACAATTAGTTGAGAAGGTAAAGAGTGGGCAAATCAATCGGCAAAACGCGAGTCGGATCGCGATGATGATGGCGATGACGGAGAAGGGTGACTCTACAAAAAAAATGGCCCTCCACCAAAAACTGATGAACAGCTTCGAACGCGGAGACCAAGAGGTTGGTTTAGCTCAAGTAGATGCTATGGCCAACAATGCCCAGACTCGAAGCAACCAGAATGTCAGTAACCAAATAAACTTGGATAAACACAGGCAAGCCGTTAGAAAATACAATTCAGAGCAAGCAAAACAAGTTGCTGATGATACTCAACCTTGGCTAGACAGCGTTCTTGAAACAGTAGGTTTGTCGAAGAAAAATGAGGACGGGACATACTCTCCTACAGACGATGATTTTAGCGGAGGTAAGGATGAGGCCAAAATTATTGGGCGGTCAATTAGTGGTTTGATGGGCAAAATGCGCCAGCTTCGAAAAGGTGATGAACAGGCCGCTGCGGTGTATATGGATCGGCTTAGCATAGGCGTCGGCATGTATGTACAGGCAATGGTTAATGGGGATACTAACAATGTCTTTAGTCAGCAAAACTTCCTCGACGTTTTTCGAGACGAAGCTGATGGAACTATGGACATTGATTCATCGCGAATTCGACCAGGCGCATACAAAACTGTTAATGGTAAGCAAAAAATGACGTCTATTGCATATGTCGACGAGAGTGGCGTCAATAGCCAAACTGTTGATTTAGCGTTAATCCTGAAAGACCACCCTCAAGTCGCTAATTTTTTAATTACAGCTGCGACTAAGAATAGTAAATAAAAGGAAGCCGTGTGTTAGCAGGTTACGCAGGAAATCTTCAAGCAGCTATACTCGACAAAGAATCATCCGGCGATTACTCAGCAGTTAACAGCCTTGGGTACGCAGGGGGGTATCAGTTCGGTGCGTCGGCGCTTGAAACTTTAGGCTATCTTAAACCTGGGACTTCAAAAGCAGGCAATAAAGCCGCTATGAACGATCCGGCAAACTGGACAGGAAAAGGCGGCGCAGTTAACTTAGACCAATTTCTGCAAGACACAGATTTGCAGGATGCAATATTTGAGCAAAACGTAAGTTTTAATCTAAACGCTTTAAGGCAAAATGGGACAGTTGATGACACTACAGAAAAAGATACAATTTCTGGGTTGTTAGCAGCGTCGCACTTACTCGGTGCCAACGGGGCGGCCAATTTAAATTCTACAGATGCTAATGGAACTTCAGGCAACGACTATTTTTTAATTGGTAGTAATGCCTACGCTAATACGTTGGCAGCAGGTGGGGCTGCACCTAACTTAGTTCAAGTTAATAGTACCGGAGGCTTTACCCAACAACAGGTAACTCCCGCGCAATTACCACAAGACGCAGTTGCTGCCTTTACAGCCGAACAGTTATCGCCTGCTGCATTACCACAAGACGCAGTTGCAGCTTTTACAGCGAAACAAGTCAACAACTCCCCCTCCGCTCAGCCGCGCCGCGTTGACTTAGCAGCTGATAGAGAAAGCGCGCTTTTAAACTCTGTCGTTACAGCAGGCGACAATAGATCCGTTACTGCAGGTATGGTTGCGAATAACGATTTGTTAGACGCGAACGGGCTTCCACCATCAGATATGGTAGAGACGTTTCGAAGAGGGATGCGAAGTGGTGCTGAGTCGCTTGCAGCTGACCTTAAATATATGGGTGCGGGTATTGACGCGCTGCAGGGCGATGCAGAAGGCGTAGCTGATTCAATAACTAACGCTCGAATAGCCGAAGAGTTTGCTGCCATTCCGATGGAAGGTATAGAAACTTTTGCTAATTTTTTAGAAGAGCCTACTGTTGAGGGATTTTTAACACAGGTAGTAAGTGGCACGGGGCAACTAATGCCTAGCGTACTTAGCACGGTAACAGGTGCGGGCGTAGGTAGTATTGCGATGGTTCTTGGTAAAGAGACTCTAAAGCAGAGTAGCCGAGCCGCAGCAAAGAATATTATCAAAGACTCTTTAGTCGCCGTTGCGCGCAAAAAAGCGACCCCCGACCAGAGAAACATTGCCCAAGCTGCTTTTGAGGCTACACAGGAAGCTCATGTATTAGCGCGGAATGGGTTCCTCAAGAACCAGGCTTCTGCGGTACGAAGCTTACAAAGAACAGGAGATATGAAAACCGGCGGCGTAATTGGCGCGGGCATATCAGAATTTGCCCCGTTATCCGGCGGAAATATTAGTGAAGCATTAGAGTCAGGGCGTGAGATCGATAGCCAGCAGGCAATACGCGCGGGCTTGCTTGCTTTGCCACAGGCGGCAATAGGCGTATTTGGTGAAGTTGGTTTGCTGAAACTAATAGGCAACCAAGCGGCAAAGAAGTCAGCTGGACCTAATTCTGTTATGGGTAGGCTTGCGGCAGCTGCAGGTGGCGGGTATGCAAAAGGTGGCGCATTAGAAGGCGCAGCTGAACTTGCCCAAGAAGAGATAGCAATCCGCAACCGTATGGATATGGATGATACGTTCACTGACGCTGACGCAAATCTACGTCGCTTGAATGCAGGTTTTGTTGGGTTCTTTGGCGGCGGAGCAGCGGGTGGCGCTGGCTCATTACTAGCGCAAAGCGCCAACGAAGTATCAAACGCCAGTTTAGTTGGCATAGCCGCTAGTGTTGCCGAAAAAGCCGCAGGCATGAGCGACTCTATTAAAGAGAGTATGACCCGTAATCGCGCAGCCGATGATATTGCCAGTGCCGCGCCAGATCAAACTACTGCTGAAGCAAAGCGAGACATAGATGCGCAGCTATCAGCGATGGTTGATGACACTAGCTCAAAAGAAGCTGTCTGGGTATCAGGGACAGAGCCAGACGAACGCATAAAAGGCGCTACCCCAAACAAAATTAATAAAGTGTTTGTTAATGGAAAAACAGCATGGGCGGCTTTTGTTCCTGGAAGAGGCACGATTATCTCTACTGACTTTGACGTTGCTGAAGGCGTAGTTAAAGGTCAAGCCTCCGATACAGTCCTTGCTGCGGCGTTAGGATATAGCAACACCAAAACAGACGGCGATGCGCTTGTAGTTAAGGTAGTCGACAAGTACGGCGATGTTGTCTCCGAAGAATCAACAAACGATGCGGGACTTGCTGCAGCTAGGGCTGCGGCAATAAAACTAATGCCAGAAGGAGGCAGTGTAGATATTGTATCTACCGAAGAAGCCTTAGCTGAACGTGCGCGCCGTAATGGCCCTGAAGTCCAGATGATGGAGGACGATTACGATGCAGACGATCCTCTTGAAACACAGCAGAATTCTAATGAAGAGTTTGGCGACGGTGAGTTTGAAGCTGACGTTAGAACGCATTCGTTTATAAAAGAAGGCCAAGAAACAGATTCATATCAAGGTGTAGATGGGGACAATAGTTTTTCTGGCATCGATAAAGCGCGGGCCGCTTATATTGAAATGGTCGGTGAAGACATTGATTGGAACACACCATTTTATAAGCGCATGTCTAAGAGCATGCTAAAGACTGCTGTAAAGCTACAAGAAGCTAG